ACCGGAAATGCTTTTAGGGCTTTCCCTAATGATAGATGGGCAACCGCCTTTTTGACAAGTCTCTGGAGTTCCTTTTGGCCTGCATCTGGCGATTCTTCGGTTTTCAATGATTCAAATACATCTTTTCCCAAAATCGGGGAAACTTTGTCGCTCTCGATATCCGCCATGAATGGAACCAGCCTGTAATAAAGTTGTCCTGATTTGTTGATAGGGAAAACAGTGTCGAATTCCTTTGTATTCTTGATGAAAATGGAATTGGCCTGCTTATATTGGTCGCTTCCGGTCCATTCGGTCCATCCAGAACTGTCCAACAGCAGCATTAATTGATCCAATGCCTTATATCCCCTTTTTTTAATGCTTGAGTTGCTTTTGTTGACTTGCCATTCAAATGGCTTGTCCTGATCTTCTTCGGTACGTACCGTACGGCCATCATTGCCATGATTTAGGTCGTTATCCGAAGCATAATCCAGATAGGCCATTGAGAGGATATAAATTTGGGCATATTTTACAGCTTTGTTGTGCCTTTCAACTTCTGCATTTTCAGTTGGCGGATTATCTTCCCCGTTATAGAAATCGGCCATTTTATCGTATACCTCAGTTCCAATCAAGTCTATCAAGTCCGGGGTGCAAAGGATGATATCCGATTCCAGGTTTGTAAATGACATATCGGCACTCAAGAATCCCAAGGTCTCCTTGATTTCCTTTTGACCCTGTTTTTCGCTATTGACTTCCCTGTTGAACAATAATTTCATGATCACTGATTACTTGGTGTGTTATTGGCAATTCTTTGACTTTGGGTAATATCCTGCTCCCTTTCCGGATTAATATGGTAAAATCCTATTTTGATATTGGTATTAAATTTGGCCTTCAAAGAGTCGTTTATGGATTTGCATACATGGTATTCCGCAATGTTCACCGAAGTGAGTTGATGGATTTTAAGCGCATAAAGCTGTTCACTTCCAGAGTCAGACTTTCCGTCAGCACCAACATTGCCCAAAGCAGCATGTAGTCCTAGTCCTGCTACGGTGGCAAAATCGGCCTTTTCCGAGATTTTTATCTGAGCGGTGACGTATTCCTCGATTTTTTGCTCAATTGGCATAATTTTCCATCCCTGCTCAACTGCATTGGCACCGATAAGCTCTATCACATACTCATTATGCCAAAACTTTCCAACGTTCTCAACTCCCGATAATAAAGAGGACAATTTTTCAAGAATCTGTTCTTTAAGGTCCACGAGCATCTGCTCTTTATATTGTATTGGTGGTTGTTGGGATTGGCAGTTTTCCTTTAGCTGACTTCTTTTGCGGTCCCAATACGCTGCTGGTGATTGGATATGCCACTTGATGTTCAAAGAATTCTCGGTAAGTGCCCTGAAAATTTTTGGAATACTGGTAGACCTGTCAATCCATTCCAATGAACCGTAAATATCGGGTACCGGGTAATCTCTTTTCCCAAAGGAAGCAAACTTTGACCAATGCATTGACAATCTATGTTTAGTAGGCTCCATACGGTCATATAATGGATAAACCTTTACATCTTCGTTCTGCAGGTTGTCCCAATCGGCCACCAATACATGTGTCGGTGCCTTTTTCTTGTCGTTCCTTCGATAGGCCAATCTACAATCAAAAGCCGGTTGGTGCTCTATAGCTCCTAACCCGCCATCTCCCAAGCGATATCCAAGCTCGCGCCTCACCTTGTTAAATACTTGATTTTGGTAATAATAATCTGTAGCGTTTGCCAATAGGATATCCTCATAGCCTATGGAATCCAGCCATTCTTGTATCTTGGATTCCTCCACTGGTTCCCTGAAGTATTTCCTTCCATCCTTAACGTGCTGGTACAGGTATGGCCCCTGCTCGAAAAGCAGCTCGATTTTTCTGTTCTGGAGACGAGGGGCCAATGAATTGGGAAATACGGATTCCTGTATTTTTTTTGGAATGTCGTTGTCTGCGCCAAATGGAATGACCTTATAGTCACCCACATCAATCGGGCTTTCACTCCAATCGCTGAAAGTTTCTTTCGTGGACTCAGTTGACTTGGCGTCGCGCTCCGATCCGGTTATCTCGTAATAATAGAGATTGTTCTCCTGGACACCGATATAATCCTTGTGATTGAGTCTGTGTATTCCCTTCATAGGATAATGGGTTTATCGTTAACGGCCAATATCAATGGAATGTATGCCGACCTTAGTTCATCCCTATCCTTGTCAATCAATTGGATTTTATATGCCGATTGTTTGTCATCCTTGCTCCTTGGCTGCTTCCTAATCTGTGCACGGTGGATTACCCGAGGCTCCCCGTTCTTCTTTCTAAAGGATATCTTGAAGCTTTCACCCCTCAACGTGAGCTCTTTCATCAGTGTAATGGGTTCTGCATAGTCTGAATATTGTCCCTGATTGTCCATGGAACAATATTAATGCCCGATATGGCCAGTTAAGAGGACAATCATATCTCTAAAAATGCAATATGGTGCAGATGCATCTTTTCAGGAGAGCGTGGCGGACTTCTTTTTCACTCAAAATTTTTTTAAAAAAATTTTTCAAGGGTCAAATTGCTGACATTTAAAAAGTTGGCATCTCTTTTTTGCTGAAAACAGGTGCAATTGTGCCGTTAATGGATGTAAATAACACGTTAGTAGCTACTTGGGTCTGCAAATTCTGTGGTCCATCCTTTTGTCTTATCAAGATAATTCTGTCTGCAGCAAAGGTATTTTACCGCGTCGGAGTAGTTGGTGGACTTCTTTGGAAGTTGTGAAAATTCCAGTTTTTCACTGGTTTTGCATTTGTGGATGGTCTTGTTTCCATCTCTATTCACCTTGATAATTTTTTCGGCACGTTCCATACTGCTCTTGATGTTTGAGCAGTTGTGTTTATCTATCAGCAACAAAGGAAGGTCCTTATTGCTGCCTGACATCAACTCCAACATTAGCTCATATTCGCGTTGTTGGGTGATATTTCCTTGATTCTCGGTCATCAATGTGACTATCCACCCTGTTCGGTTCCCTTCCTTATCGTATTCTATTGCCTTTTTGAACTTACTCGCATGGTCCTCTCCAACTTGCTTCCATTTATTTGCGGCCCTATCGGCCCACAGCATTACTTGCTTGCATTTATGATACTTGAAATAGTCACGTACTATTTCTCCTAGTTCCGGTAAAAAGTTAGGTGGAAGTGTATGGAACTCTTTTAGGATTCGTAAAACTTTTCCTTGCTCCTGACCAATAGCCAAACTGCACATATTGCCAGTATCCAATCCAAGTTCCAAGGGCGCATTGTGGTCGATGTATCTTAAATCAAGGCTGCTCTCCACATAATCATCAGTGGATTTGTAACGGTCACGGTTTTCATAGGCATAGCCGTCCATGAAAAAATTATTCGGTGTCAGGTTCGGATAAAACATCAATCCCTTTTCCAATTTGGGCTCCAGCGATAGTATTGACACCATGAACTCTTTGAAATCCATGTTTTCCAATAGCTTCTTAAAATACCCCTCAGTAAGTATATCTGCGTTTACAAAGGAGCTTACCACGTAAAAAAACGTTGTGTTCATCCTGAATTTTCTCAGGCGCTCCTCCCATTTCTTAAGCAACTTTTCAACACGTTTGAGCTTTCTTTTTGCCGATGTGTCATGAGGGTGTTCCTTACAAAAGTGCATCCTCCTCACCATCTCCTCACGGATTTTATTGACTTCAACCGCTAAATAGAGAAGGTACTTTATCTTCTCCCTATCCATGTTCTCCGCCATTTTTAAAATCCAGTCATACTCTCCCTGGTTTACATTGGGCATGTCAGTGGTGAACGTAAGGCCTCCGTAGAAAGGTGAGTGACCAAATCTTACAAACTCACCGCGAACTGCGGGATTCACCTTGTTCAGCTTTTTTTCATTAAGGTATTTAGCTTCATCTCCAACATGGTGCTGAAAGGAATCCCCTGCCCCAATCGATGGCCTGTCTTGGGATATTATTTTGAAATGGGTACCCGTGAACGTTGTAATAGTGTGCTTCCAATTGAATATTGGCTTATATGGGAGTTTAAAATGTTTCGGGGGCCTCACATCCACAACAAAATGAATTCCTTCTACCCAGCCCTTTCTTTTCCATCCGTTCACAATGCTGGGCACAATGTTCTTAGTGGCGTTCATAAAGGTATCCGCCGAAAGTGCCACAAATGCACCCTGCATATCATAGGCAATATCCATGGTCCTCTCTGCAAGTATATCTTCCGATTTAGACGTGCCACGGCCGCCGATTACAAAGAGAAACGTCGTTTGGAGTAGATTGACCAATTGACTGAACCAATTACTGTACCTGAGCTCTACATCTTCAGCTTTCCTGTCTACGTTCTTTTGAATCCTCATGGTCAAACAATTGTTTTGGTTCAATTCCGGCATCCTGTTTTATGCGAAGTGCCTGAGCCTCGGTGACGTTCATCTGATCAATATATTCGGCCAGAAGTTTACGGTCTGGAGCTTCTGGTAGGTCTTCAAACTCTGAGGTATCCAAACTGTAAATCTTTATGGGTTTCTTAAAAGCTTCTTCAGGTATGGACTCTTCTTCGTCTTTGTCCAGCTGTTTAACGCGGTATGCCCTTAAAAGTATTTTGGATGCCCTATCGTAGTCCTCCGGGCTTGTGGCGGAGATAATTGTCGCGTCCACCAACTTGAGCATTTTGTCAAAAAGCATGTTTCTGTAGGCGTCCTTTTTGACTTGGTCATCAAGGTAGAACCAAGTAAAGGCATCGTCCATTCGGCTACGAGCTGTCTTGGCATTTAGCTCTGGATAACTGGCCTGTAACTTTTGAAGTATTTTGTTCGGGCTATTTTGGGAGTTCCATAATTGGTTAACCATGGTAAGCTGTTCCAGATATTCGACCATTTCATCCGGAAGGGTCTCGGTTCTGCCCTTATCGACCCAATCTTCGAGGATGCTGTAATGCATCCCTTCAAGTTCGCTCTCTATGTGCTTTTTTTTTTACTCAAGATTGAAAATTTCGTTTTTAATGTCCTCAAACCTCTGTGCCTTTGCGGCCTTGTCATGGAGCTGAATGGCAAAGGTGTTTCCCGCTCTTACTTTTTCCAGTAGGTTGACCTGTTTTTCCTCGGCAATCGCGGTTCTGCCAAGCTCGTATCTTTTTCTAAGTACACTTTCCTGATCTCTCCACACTCTCATGAAAGCCCATTTGTCCAAAAGGAGCATCTCCGATATTTGGCTTGGCGCAAAATTTTGTGATGCGAGCTCTTCAACACGTTCCAAATCGGATGCAGTAAGTCCCGACAAAAACTCGCTTATTTTTTGCATGTGTTATCTTTTTTCAAGAACCTGCTTGGCATGCGCTAAGAGGGTTTCCTGCTTTTCGACAAGTTCATCGTTGCCCTTATTCTTGTTTCTGGAGATGTTGTTCTCCAAGTTTTTTATCTTCTTGGCCAGTTCCTCTGTCTTTAAGGTTGAAATTTCCTCTTTTTCCTTGATCACTTCAAAAATTGGATGTTCCCCCAACACTTTTCCGTTCTCCTTGTAATATTCGAGCTCGGACCACGCCATTTTATTGGACACATAATCCCTTAGAACTACATCTGCCAATTCTTCAGCCGAAGCATCGGAAAGCTTCTCGTGTAGTCTAGGTTGGTTTTCCTTGAATTTTTCATAGGAGGTAATCAAATCGTTGACCAAAAGCTTAAGTGGATCAGGACAATCGGCATCTCTCAAAAATGGAAACTGCTCTCTAAGTTTGATGCTTGCCTTTACTTCTTTTGGAAGGCCAGAAACTTGCTCTTTAACCAATTCAGATTTCGCTTGTAACAATGCTTGCTTTAAATCCGTGTGCTTACGTCCATTGGTCTGCAATTCCAATTCTTTCACCATGGCAACCGCTTCTTGGTAGGAACCGTTATCAATATCTAGTTCCATTAACTTTTCCTCCGGTGTCTTGTCCTTTACAATTTCCAGCGGTGAAGTTTCCTCCGGGCGCCCTTTAGTTCGCTCTACAGGCTTTTGCATCAGAACTCTCAGCAATCTTGTTTCCAGACCTACTGTTCTTGCCAGTTCGTGACACAATCGCTCTACATTGGTTGGAGTATTGGTCCATCTTCCCAGCTGTCTTTGGAAAGCAAGGTTCTTTCCAGCGAGTTTATTGTATAGGTTTCTGCCGCCCAAAAGTGTACGGTCGTGTTTCAAGAAATTTATTACTGCTTGTTTTTGCTCCTGAGCTTTCATCGATGTGGATTTTGATGTTATAACGAAAGTACCGTGCACATGCATCTGTTAAGAGGACAGCTGCCAAACAAGCACAAAAAAGGCCCTGAATTTCTCCAGGACCTTCCTAACCTAAATTAACTAACTCAAACTATGTTACGAACTTCTTGACTCTTCCACAAATACATGGTCACCGCCTCCTGCATCGTAGGCCCTAACGGTAAGAGTGGCTCCTGACAGCCCTTGCCAGTCAACACCCCCGGCCAATACAAAATTGGTATTGGAGGCCTCAATTGTGGCAGGGTTGGCACCACCACTTCCCAACAAGGTATATACCTCTCCGGTAACAGCGTTGGAGATATCGGTAATAACGGTCGTTGCCGCGTTATCCTGCAATTGATATTCACCGGTTCCATTGGCAACATCCACGGTCGTAGCATCGGCCGTTACGGTATTCACGGTCGCAAGGGTAAATGTCCCACTGTATCTTCCGGGCATGTTCCTGGTCTTTGCAAACTGTTGGAACTTAACCATGGATGCGGTGGCATCGTTGTCATTTTGAATTTCAGGCAAAAGGCTCAAAGGTGCGCATGGGGTCCCGAAAATCCTGTAAAAAGGGGTTTCTCCACCACAGGCACCCACACGGACACCCACGGCCATACTCTTGTTCAGCCAGTTGGCAAAGAACTCTTCGGAGTCCAATGTGCTTCCGGGAAAGGAAAATTCCGGTAACGAATTCAAGGAAACATTATCCTCTTCACCTTCACTGCCCAATGGTAATGAAGTCTTACTTGCAGTAACCTGCATTTTTGTAACGTACTTACCATCTTTCATTACAATGTTGCCCAACATCTTGACCTTGTTGTCGTCTCTTGAAGGCCATGTCAACACATCGTTCAAGTCTATGAGAACTATCTCAAAGTTCTTGTCCTCGGCGCCGCCATTGCCCTTTGATATCAAACTTGGTTTTGTATACATCTCAATAAATGTTTTTAGTTAAACAAATACCCCAAGGGACAGGCCCTTGGGGAATGAACTTATCCTCTTTCGATTTCGACGAACTTGGCTCCATTGTACTTCACCTTCAAGAAGTTTCCGACCCCTGCGTTAAACGCTCCGGTCAATAGGAAGTTTCCTGAGTTGGCTACCGTTGTACTATTAGTACCGCTTCCTCCTTCAAGAGTATAGACTTCTCCGGCTACAGCATTTTGAATGTTGGTAAAGGCGGTGCCCCCAGTATTGGCTTGGGTAATAAACCAGTTGCCATCCTCGGCGTTGGCCGTGGTCGCATCCGCAGCTAATTCTACCTTGGTCGGTTCTGGTACCGTACCCGCAACTTTTCTGGAGTATTCTATGACCTTTCCGCCTGAAAGTCCGATCAATACGATTTCATTTCCATCGTTAAGGGCAAAATCCCCATCTGAAAGAATGATATCTGTGTTGTTTTTCACCGTACTTACATTTGAGGAGGCATTGCCCCTTAAATAGTAGGTCTGGCCCTCCACAACATCATCTATTTTGGTAATGTTCGTAGCGGAAGTATTGTTGGCGCCTATTACCAAAGCATGGTGGTCGGCAACCGACGGGGTGGCATCATTGGATACTACCGGTACGTAGGTCGTGTTCAAAAGTTCAACATTGTTACTGAAGAAAATTTGGTCCTCGTAATCCAGTTCGGCATTAGGGTCCACTTTCGCTCCAAAGGCTTTGAAATAAACCCCGTGCTTATAGTCCGCAAATGCGTTGATAACCCTCTTGTCCTTCTCAATTTCCAAAAGACTTTCCTCGCCTGGAACATCTACCATGATACCGTTATTGTCCTCGGTGGTCAAATAAATGAATCCGGTACCTTCCATTTGAGGGTGCTTGACGAACTTGATGTTATCAAACTCATAAACATGGTCGCCCAACTCACTGTAATCGTTGTTGGTGCCATACTTTGATTTATGGCCTTCTTTGTACCATCTTAGGACATCATTCCCGACACCCAACACCAATCCTGGCATATTTCGGATGTCCAGGGGAATATCGTTCTCAACCCAATCTTGAATTACATCGTAGGCATTAATTGCTGTGATAGGGTCTAGATTGTGCGCTTTGTAATCAACGTTCCTGTGGTCCGAAACAAGCTTTAAGAAACCGTCCATTGCATTCATAAAGCTTCCGGCAGTTCCATCTGGAAGGTTCTCTGGGTCAAAATAAACTCCTTTGAACATGTTTATTTTGTCCTCTTTTCTGGCCTTTTTCATGATTTCGCTCAATAGATATCGGGCAAAGCTCATTTTGTAAGGAGTGGACCCATCATTAAAGAACATGTTCAACCAGCTCTTCTCGATGCTCTTGAGTTCGGAAGAATCCCAAGTAATGTCGATTTGCTTATCGAACACCTTATTGACAACAGGAACAAATCTCTGCTTGTTCTTTGGCAACCAAGACTTTTTGAACGCTTGGGTAACCTCTCCAGTTGCAATGCTTGTAAAAACATACTGGTCTTGAACATTGGTCACGATGTTCCAGTGGGCAGGAATATCGTATCCATCAAGAATCATGCTCATAATTTCAGAGCTGTTCCTTCTCGCATATGCCCCAAGGTCTGAATTCAATTTATCTATGTTGACCTTGTCCCAAACTGTAGCACCACGCATTGGTGCACCACTTTCAAGGCTGTCTACTACCCGTTGGTTCCATGGACGGTCAAGTGCATCATAGGCCTGTCCGCTGGCGAACAAGTGGGTTTTTGAATGTTTCACTGATTTTGCTTTTTGTGATCCCGAGGGAATCGTTTCCGGTTCGTCCGGTTCCGGGTCTTTTTTAAGGGCATCAAGTTGCCGTTTGTTTTCCTTGTTTTCGGCCAATAGTTCTTGACCTGCTTTGACCAATTGATTGATCATGGAAATCTGATCGTTTTCCTCGGCCTTTGGAACTTCATCTCCTTCAGGGGATTCTTCCGAACCACCTTTTGGAGCTCCTTCAACAGCAATGCCGTCTTTGTTGTACTCTGCCATGAAACCTTCAAAGGCCTTTTTGGCTTCTTTTTCGTCAACGACCATATATTTGTTGTAGGCCGCCATAAAACTCTCGGCAAACTTTTCCGTTCCCGATTCTTTGTCCAGCTTCCCCATGTCTTCTTCGGAGAGCTCAAGCTTTTCTTTCCCGTCCAATTTTAGATTGGGAAGGATTCCCGCTACAAATGGAAAAAGGGCGATTAACTTTTTTTTCATTTTTCTGGTTTTTGTTAAACTTTAATTAGTAATCGATATAAAAGATCTCGCCGAAGCAAGGAACTTTACTCTTTCAATGGCCGCCTGCAAATTTCCTATCCCGTCAATCATTCCGTGTTCCAATGCCTCTTCCGCATAGAACATCTTTCCAGAAAGAATCCCAGGGATATCATGGTTCAATGAAGGCCGCTTTGCCTTTACATGGTCCTGAAACATTTTGGCCGCTGGATCCAGCATTTCCTCCTTGATAAGGTCATATTTTCCCTCCAGGGCGAGCTTAAAGGGTTTGTTCTTGTCCTTGCTCAAATTGGATTCAATGATGTGCTCCTTGATTCCCATTTCCTTGAGCATTTTTGCAAAGTCGTAGAACTGAATCAGAACACCAATACTTCCGAACATGGCCGAGATGTTGTTTTCCGCCATCACGTAATCCGTACCGCAGTTTTTGTAATAACAAGCGGAACTGCACATATCCAATAATGAAACCACCGGCTTTTTTTTGTTCTCCAAAAAATTTAAATACGGAGCTACAGAAGAAATGAGGCCCCCGCCCGAATCATCCTGCCAAATCTGTCCAATGATATTGGGATGGTTATCAAAATATTGGGCAAAGGCCAAAAGTTCGTCCGTGCCCCAGTAGAACCATCCACCATATTTGTACATTGGCCCGACACACCTTACGATTCCAACGGAATCCATTGGCACGTCGTCCTGGTTAACGTTTATATAGTTTCCGTCAGGGTCTATGACCTCCCTGACCAGACCTCCCTGAAGCTCCTTTTTGTTGGATTCGGTCGGAATGCATGAAAAAAGCTCTTCTGCAGATAACAAATAAGGGTATAGCATATGGGGTGAAACCATCCAAATGCCCTTTTGAATCTCCGAAATAGTCTTGTCGTTGCCCATCATTGGATTTTATGAGACAATTATAAAAGAGAATGAACGCTGTTAAGAGGACACGGATATCGTAAATTCCATTTATACTTCAACTAAGTCTTTATAATTTGGAAAAGCCCAATAAACAAGGGGTTTGAGGGTTTTTATTTAAAGAGACACTACTTCGCCAATTTTTTTACAGAAGGATGTGTGGGCGTTCGGGTCATCTGTTCCATATCGCTGGCATTTTTTTACCATGGCCGCAATATTCTTTTTGTTCGGAAAGATTTCATAGCGAATACAGAACTCGAAAATTGCCTTTTTTCTGATGCCCTTTCGCTTTTGTTCCGGGGTCCACCCGTTTTCGCGATGGGCAAATTCCGCACCCTGCACAAAGCTTATGAGTTTTTTGTTGAAATCATCTTCCAAGTACTGGAATATTCGATTGGCCTTCTCGGGATTTATTTTAAGAAAGTTTCTCTTTCCCCGCGGTGCTCCTTTGAAGTGGTCTCCAGAGTGAGGGCTTATGAGAACATGAAGAGCGCTGTCATCAGATGCTACAGGGTTCTCCGACACTTCCAGTGAATCCATTATAAGGCTTCCAAAAAAGGACCTTCTATCAACCAGCAGTCTTTTATTTCCCTTGGATTCGATTAACGGCCGTCGAATCCTACTGGCCAAATATTGTGCCAGATACTCGGGAAGGTCGAACGGTATTTTTAGGAATCTGTCTGTCAACTCAATAATTGATATACATAAATTTATGTATATTTTTTCAAAGGCCAACGAAAACAACCGTTTTTAGAACAATCTCAGCTCCTCCCTAACGTTTCCAAGGTCATAATTGGCCGTCAATACCTCAATCTTTTTCTTTCTTGGCTTGCCGGGATTGTTCGCTACGCTCACTGTCTGCTCTAAGGTCTTCGTAAACCATTTGTTTTTTGAGGTGTACTCCTGTAAAATATCGCTGGGATAGCTGCTCAACAGAAACTTGCCCTCAATATTTGAAAGCGCTTCTAAAAGCTCCATAAAATCCTGCTTGCTGTATCCATCATAATGACCACAATCACTGTTAAAATAGGGAGGGTCGCAATAATGGAATGATTCTTCACAGTCTCTGGACCTTATTACGCGCAACGCATCAGTACATTCTACCTGCACATTTTGCATCCTGATACTAAAATCTAAGGTAAACTCTTTCCTCTTGTTCGTTATTTTTTTGCTTGTGGTACCAGATGTCCGATCATAGCCAAATGAACCATCCAGCTGACCAGAAAAACTCTGGGCAGCCAATACCCAAACAGCCCATGCCCTCTTTGTCCTTGAGAACATATGTGGATTATTGTACACCACACTCGCGTCGCTGTGCAGGCTTCTACTGTGAAGTGTGATTCGAATCATCTTTTCCAGGTCGACAAATTCGTTTTGCACACACTCATAAAAATTGATCAGTTCCCTGTTATAATCATTGATGATTTCAGCCTTGCTTGGAGTCTTCGCCCAGAATATTGCACCACCTCCTACGAACGGTTCAATGTAGGTGTTGTGTGTCGGAATCAACGGGAGAATGGTGGATATCAAATTTTGTTTGCCTCCATAATAGCTAATTGGTGTGTTCATCCTTATATTTGTTAACGTCCAAAACAGTCAAGCACATCGTTTCCAACGGGTCATGCCCCGGTTGGCGATGTGCTTTTTCTTTATGTTTTGGACGATATAAGGGAAACCGGGGCTTTTTCTATCTCAACTAAATCTTAGTTTTTTACAAAACTCTGGATTACAATGTTCCCTATAAGGACAATTTCTAAGAAAATACTGGTGGCATAAGAATTGCTATATTAGCTTTCGTTTTAATTCATCAAAATGAGATACCTAACCCTTTTAAGCTTTATCCTCTTTACGATGTTTGGAAAAGCACAATCGAGTGAACAGAATATGATGCGTCCATATTATGGAAACAAAATATTCAAGCTACAAATCGGTGATAAATTTGGAACAGGATTCTTGATAAAAGACAAACTACTGGTCACGAACTTTCATGTTGTAAAAGATGTTGTCGAAGCCTTAAGGTCAAACAAAGTGCCAGAAAAAATTATTTGTTCGTCTGGACAAATGATAGAATTGCTGCAAGACCATGATAACTTTAACTTGGAGGCCAAGGTTTTTGATGATTATATCCAATCTGATTCTGTTTATCACTATTCCAAATTGACCGATGTTATCATACTCGACTTGTCCAATAATGAAAATTTGGGGGATTCTGATGGTATCGAAATTCAGGCTAGACCACATTTAATTACTGGAGAGGAAGTTTTTACAATAGGGTTCCCCATGACAAACCTGAGATCATCAGTTAGCAAGGGCGTGGTTGGTTTTATGAACATGGTACGAGTTTACCCATGGGAAAACCCCGGTACAGCGCTGAATTCAATCACTACTTATCAAACTGATATACGCACTACTAGGGGAGGTTCTGGGTCGCCTATAATCGTGCGCGGAGAAAACGGTGAAACAGATAAGGTAGTCGGGGTTCTAAACAGTGGTACGTTTGCAAATGCTGCAACAGTAGAAAATCTATGGAAAAAATATAAATCCAAGGCTGACAGCTTAATTGTCAATGGTTCAAACTTAAAGTTAGAGGAGAACAATGAGATAATGGAAAAATATGTAATCTATGATACCCTATTGAATGATGTCGCTACCATAGCAGTTTTCATAGATTCTCACCACATTGTTGATTTGCTGAAAATGTTAGGCTTAGAGAGTGAATAAACTCAAAGTAAAAGAACCACTAAGCCACCAACTCCAATGCCTTTTATAAAGGCCCAAAGTCGGGGCCAAAACTTTTTTCTATTGACTCTATTCACTTGCTCACTTAGGATATCTACTTTTAGTTCTGTTTGATCAATTACCACACCTTGGCCCTGGATAATCAATTTTTGATTGTTGACCTTACCTTGGAGATACTTGACTTCCACCTTCAGCTCTGCCACATTCATCAAGACATTGAATAGCGAATCCCGGTCAATCAATATTTTGTCCTGCGATAAACAGGGAGTCCAGAAGAGCATTATCAGGATAACGGGCACGAAGCTCTTCAATATGTTGTTTTTCCTTTTCATATTCAATTGAATCTAATTTCATTTTTCGCTGCAGCTCGGAATTCACGTATTTCTGGATATTGATTACACTGTCCTTTTTCTGAAGCTCATCTTCATAATCTTTGCGATCGGATGAGTGATTGCATTCTTGGACCAATACCGTCATCAAAAAAATACCTACAACTATATATGTCCAGTATTTTTTCATTTCTTCCTTCTCTGAAAATGTGGTGTATCAACAAAACCGTCCTCGATTTCATTTTTATTAAAATCACCGCCCCAAACATTATCGGGGTGTAGTGACTCCCAATAATCGCCTAAGGGCTTTATTTTATCATAGTCATATGTGAGTTTGCCATCAATAAAAAAATTTAAGTCGATTGCCAATCTATCCCCGTGGCTACTCCATTTGGCCTTGCTAGTTGGTTTTCGCTTTTTTAAGTACAAGGAATTTCCGGAAGGGGATTTTTTGACCTCGTAGCCGTAATAGTTGAGCAGCATTTGGTCGTTGGTCCGATGAGCCTCGCCAAGAGTAACCTCAATGTCCAGCTCATCCTTTGCGTAATGTATCAAGCAAGCTACGTGATAGGCAAATTCGCTCTGTATCCTTCTTAGGCTCATCTTTGCCGGTTTTGGTTCTCAATGATGATTCGCTGCATATTCTTGATTTGGTCAAGGTCTTGACCAATTCGTTTTTGGGTCTCACCAAATATTATAAGTGCACGTTTCTCCTCGGCGCTCATGTGACGGTCTTCATCCTCAATATGGGAACGGAATCTTTCAGCCTCTTCTGCAGTAATAACCTGCTTTTGTTTTAGTAGGTTTATTATATCGCCTTTTTGGGTGATGTCATCAAACGTCCTATTATTAAGAGCATCAGAAGCATCCACAGCAAAACTAAAAACACGTGTAGCTATAGCCCCTAATAATGATACAACAAAGGCCCTATAGGCCCAAGTGCCCCGAGTCTTTGCTTTCTCTGTCATTTCTTTATAAAATTGAATTTAGCATCGGCCTTATGCACTATCCATGCCACCGGCCTTGAACCCAACATACCTATCAAACTTGATAAAGTCAATGGATATAGACCTCCTTTATCTAAAAATGTCAGATAGTTGGCAATTAGTGCTTCACCTAATTCATTTATGGCAATCAACATAATAAGTGAAGCAATCATATGAAAACCAAAGTTTGTCCAAGTCGCCCGATAAAACCTACCTACGCCATCCTTTCGGTCAAT